TTACAGCGCGGCGGCGCGCGGCTTGGCTTTTTCCGGGTGCGGCTGAGCCGGAATAATATCGCCAGGCTTTACAATCACTCGCGCGACGGACTCATGCGTGGCGAAGGTGCAGCTGCAGTTAATGTTCTGGCATTGGTGATAGCGCTCTTTGGTCGCTTCACTCAGGTAACGGCTGGAGCGAGTATGGGCCACGCTACCGCAAAGTGGACAGTGCATCATAGTTGAATCCCTCTTTCGACTGCATCAAGGTATATGACTTATAATAGCTCAATGACTTGCAAAAGCAAGATAAAAGCTCAAATGAAAATCAGGATTCGATGATGGCGAATTCAACCCGCTGAGTCAGCACATCAAGAGCGATTTTGGTGACATAACCACTGCCGTTTAACGAGTGAACTACCGTATTGATTATCCAGCTTTGCTGGTCGATGGCCTCTTTGAATCCACGTACCTGAATGGGCATCTCCGGATAAAGTTCGGGTCGCCCCATTGCCAGATTAATAGAAAACTGCACGCTTCCCTGCTGGATGCGTTCCCACTTTGCCTTGGCTGCCCGCATGGCGCTCTCTTTGTTGGCATAGACCCTGGGCAAGGTGAAAACGTTGTCGCTGTCCCCCTCAAGATAGCTGGAGCTCTCTGCGCCGTCGGCGGCACCATTTTGACGTTGTACCGTCAGTTGCTGCGGTTGGGCGTTCTCGGTATCCTGCCATTTGGCGCGAACGCCGGTGTAATTTCCGCGATCGGCCAGGTTAAAATAGTGCTGGTCGCCGTCGTTACGCTGCAGGATAAGCGGTGCTATGGGTTTGCCTGAAACTGTTTGCCCTGAGCCAGGGATGAGAAACAGCAGACGCTCATCTTTGATGACTGCCACTGCGCCATTCATGGTGGCTAGTCGAGTCATAAATGCGGCATCTGTTTCTTGAGCCTGGTCTATGTGGGATATCTTTATTTCGGCCAGTCCCGCCGCCAGCGTATTGCCCATGCGGTTGCGATTCGCGATCTCATTGACGATTTCCCCCAGGGTTTTGTCATGGTAAGAACGATCGCGAGCGGTATTCATCGAACCTCTAAAGTCGACGCTGCGGGCGCGTAGGGTGAGTTTGTCCGGCGCACCCTGATGCTCGACTTCATCAATGATGAACTTGCCCTTATTGACTAACCCCTGGCCCTTCCAGCCCAGCTTGAGGGTAATTACCTGATTACGTACCGGCATCACCACCTGGCCATCGGCGTCGTCAAGCTCAAGAACCAGTTGGTCGGCAGTAAAGCCCCGATTATCAGTCAGAGTCAAAGATAGCAACCGGTGTCTGAAGGTTTCCGTCACGTCCTGCTGTTGCAGAAATAGGGCATAGTCCGGGGCGACTTGCGCCCCTATAGGTAATGGCGTTTGGGTGATCACGACAGCAGCCCTCCAATGCGTTGTATGCCATTCCCTGCCTTATCCGCCAAATCCAGCGCCTGCTGGCGCAGATCGCCAAACATACTGATCAGTGACTCATCAACGCGCATCAGGTTGATGGTGAACTCAATCTGCCGGGCGCTGCCGTTAGAGAAAAGCTGGGTTTTGGTTTCAGCGATGCTCTCAATGACATACATGCCATAAATAGTGCCGCTGCCTTCAATTAGCGGCCAGGCTCGTCCCTGAGAAGCCATCAGTTGCAACGTCATCAACGACAGTGCTCCGCCGGTGACTTCCGGCATCAGCACCCCTGTCAGGGTGATTTTTTCGCTGTCGGCACCCAAAAACTGCGCGGAAGGGCGTTGGCCGATGCGTGCGTTGGTTGGCCAACGGAAACTGCTGCTGCGCTGCATGCTCTGGTAGGGCACGGTTTTCAGCATAAAAACAAACATGCCGAGGGTAAGCATCATGGTTTTTTCTCCTCAATTAACTCATTCGGCTGCGAGCATCTGCGGCCTGACGTCGCGTCAGTAACTCAAATTGCCGCGCGACTTCACGACCGATATCTTGCTCACTCTGGCCGGGGCTGGCGGTGACATTGATAGTGACTGACGGGATTTGGATCTGCGTTGTGGGTGAAACCGGTGCCGGAGAGGCCGCCATTACCGGGGCACTGAGCGACAGCAATGCCGCCGACATCGCTGCCGTACGGCGATGACTGGTCACCTGCACCGGACCACCGATCAGTTCCGGGCCGTTTTCACCCACAAGGCCAAATTGCCCGGCAGGAATACTCCCGCCGGAATCAAACTTGCCGGCGAACGAGAATCTATCGCCATCATCTTGATTTTCGGTATGGCCTGCATCGCTGCTTTTATTGCCAAATGACATCCAGTCGGGGAGTATGTCAGTCAGCGACATGAATTTTTTTATCCAGCTATCAATGGTGTCCGTAATGTACTTCTCCATTGCTTTGCATCCAGCAGAGATGCTCTCCCACAGATTGCTAAAGAAGGGGGCCAGCTTGTCCCAGTTTTCGATCACCGCAAAAGCCGCAATGGCAATCAAGCCAACAATGGCCAGCAATGGGTTTGCCATTGCCATGCGCCCCAGCCAAATCATGGCCTGCCCGGCTTTGAGGATTGCACCATTAATGATGGTGAACCCCTGGAGTACTTGAGTGGCGACCAGGCTGACGCCGCTAAGTCCACCAAGCAATAACGTGAGTCCGCCGGCGACTTGCAACAAGGTGCTGGCCAATGCGGGGTTACTGGTCACCCAGGAGTTCAGTTGCACCAACCATTGCGTCGCCGTTTGGGTCAGCTCCCGCAGGGCTGCGCTTTGGCCGGAAAACAAATTGATCCGCAGGCTGTCCCAGGAGGCAAACAACTTTTGGATGTCCCCATCCAAATTGTCGCCTTTGACGGTGACCAAATGCTGCGCGGCACCGCCAACCTGGTTGGCCTGCAGTTTTTCCCTGCCTGCTGGGGCAATTTTTTGCGCCGCAGTGAACAGGTCGATCCCTGGGCCTGCTTTGCCTTTCAAGGCTGCACCGACGGATTGTACCGTCATACCATATTGGCTGCTGGCTAGTGCCAGCACATCGGCAATCCGATCGAACTGGTCGGCGGGCAGATTAAAAGCGTTCTGCACCGCGGTCATTGCCTCGACAGTCTCATTGACGCCGCTGTCTGTGGCATTCGACAGCTTGAGCGCGGCAGGTGATGCCCCCATGATTTCATTGGCACCCAAGCCTTTTTTAGCCAGTGCCGTTTGAGCCTGGATTGTTTTATCCGGTGAGGTGCCAGATTGGCCCATACTGCGTGCCTGCTGACTCAGTGCGGCAAGTTGCGGATCGGATTTATCCAGCTTGAGTTGCGCCTGCAATTGAGAAAGCTGTTTTTCGAAACTAACACCTGGCGCCAACAGCCTGGCTCCGCCGACGGCGGCCGTTTTGGCGATGGTGAAGCCCGCGGCACTAGCGTTGTTTATTTTGCTGAGGTTTTCACGGCGAGTCTGATTGGTGGCATGTGCGGCACTGAATCTCTGGCCGGTCATCACCTGCCGTTGGTTTTTCATCGAGACAATAGCGGCATTGGCATTGATTTTTTTGTCGCGAAGCTGTCGTTGCTCGTTGCTGAGTGACTTAAGATTAATACCTTGCCTGGTCAGGCTATCGCGCTGGTTACGATCGATGGTTTTGAGCAGTCCGTGCTTTTTCTCCAAAGCGCTAATGGTTTCCGCCACCAGCGCAACTTCGTTATTCATCTGTTGGGAATGTTGACCCGGCGAGCTACCTTTTGCCAACGTTTCAAGCACGGAATATTTTTTCCGCGATTCTGTTAATAATTTATTGGTTCTAACCAGTTCCTGATTATTTTTCCTGAATGAATCGATGCCATTTTCCTGCTGATGCAGGATTTTCAGGTTTTTCTCCGCACGTCGAATATCATTACCCAGCATGTTGTATAGACTTTTATTACCAAGGGGTTGACGCAACTGCTTCATCAGAGCGTTGGTCTGTTTTTCGATCGCTTCGAGCCCTTTAATTATCTCGTTTTGTGACTCCAGTTCCTGCCCGCTGCTACTCATCTGTATTTACTCCACTACGTTGAAGGGCCTTATAGCGCCAGTCCATCAGCTCGGTCAGCGTCATGCCGTTCATCTCCGATGGCGGCCAGTGAAAAATCACTGCTATGTCCGCCATCAGGTCGTCCACGGTCAGAACGGGGTCGATGTTTACTCGGCCGATTTCGGTGACAAAAAACCGATCACCTGGCCGGCCAGCGCAATCAGGTCCGGCAGTTCCAGACGGGCGCACTCTTCTTTGGTCAGGTTTGGATAGGTCACGCGCGGCAGGATGGTGATCAGGGCGTCGACGTCGGCGTTGGCCAGCGCCGCCAGACCGATACCGCGCAGGCTGCCTGCATTCGGTTTGGTGACCTGGACTTCACGGATCTCGCTGTCGCCACGTTTGATCGGGGTTTCCAGCGTTACGGTGTTTTCTGGGGATGCATTCAGTTCCATGGGGGGATCCAATTATTGTCAGAAGAAACAGGGCCAGCACCAAGGCTGGCCATTGAAGTGATAAATTACAGGCCGATAGCGCGGCGGTGAGCCGCCAGCAGATCCACACCGTCAACTTTTTCGATCATGTTGATGGTATCGATCTCGATCAGCTCTTTGCCGTCGATGCTCAGCTTGAAGTAGGTACAGTCGGTAGAAACCTTGGTCTCGGTGTCTTCGCCTTGCTTGAAGTCGCCGCTGTCGATTTCTTTGTGGCGACCGCGCATGACCACTTCGAGCGCCGATACTTCACCGGTGTCATCGCGCTGGAAAGAACCGGTGAAGCGCAGGGGTACCGCATCGACACGGCCCCATTGCTTCAGCACCAGCTCATCGATGCCGCCCATGGTCCATTCGACCACCAGCGCATCGTCGTCCAGACCGAAGTCCACCGACGCCGCACCGCTCATACCGCCACCGCGGAATTTCTCCAGCTTGCGGGTCAGTTTTGGCAGGGTCATGGCGGAGACCACGCCCATGTAGTTGAAGCCATCGTTAAACAGGTTCAGGTATTTCAGTTTTTTTGGCAGTGCCATGATTCAGGTCTCCTTAGCTGTTCACGGACGCGGCGAAGTTCGCCAGGTAGCGGTCGGTAATGCGTTGACGCAGGGTCAAGTCTTCCAGCGGCGGTACCGGGGTGTAGTCGTAATCGATAAACAACTTGCCGGCCTTCAGGGTTTCCTTGTCGTTGGCGCTTTCGTCATACCAGCAGTCGCCGTCAATGATCAGCCCGGCGGATTTCAGTTCGCGGAATTTGGCTTTGATGCCGTCGATCATGTCGCGGATCAGCGTTGGCGTCACCGGGCGGTCAACGGCCCACAGATGCGCTTCGGCCATGGTGTCAGCCAATACCTGCGCGGTACGGGTGTAGTTTTCGAACTGGAATAACGGATCGTCGGAACAGGTACGTGAGCCCCAGAACTTGAAGCCGTCTTTGCGGATCAGGGTGGTCACACAGCCCTGGTTTAGCAGGTCAGCGTCGGTGCCGACGGTTTGCAGATCCCAAAATACGCTGGCCGAAATACCGCTGACGCCGTTGACGCCGACGTTGGACAGGGTTTTATGCCAACCCGTTTCCTGGTCAATTTTGGCGCGCAGACCGAGTGCCCGAGCGGTGGCGTAAGCGATATCGCTGTTGTTGGTGGTGGTATTCCAGTTAACAAAGTCCGGCCAGATCAGCATCAGTTCGCGTTGGCTGAAACCTGCACGGTACTTGATGGCCTCGGAAACGGTTTTGCAGCCGTACGCGCTGATATAACCGAAGGCGCGCAGTTGCTGACAGATGCCGGCCAATGCGGTAGCAACCTCCAGGTTGTCGTGGCCTGGCACCCCCAGAATACGCGGCTTCACGCCCAGCTCGGCCTGTGCCGCCAGCAAGGCTTTCATGCCGGTGTATTTACCGTTTTCATCGGCGCCGCCAATGATATTGGAAGTGGTTTCGGCCTCGTCTTTGCCTTCCGCCACGCGTACCACGACGGTGACCGGTTTGGCCTGCTCGGCGATCGCCAGCAGCGAGCGTGCCAGGGTGCCATTCTTGCCGGCCTTGCCACTGGCGGCCAGAACGTCAGTGATCAACACAGGAGTGTTGAGGGGGAACAGGGTTGCATCGGCATCTTCTGCAGTGCAAACCATGCCGATAATCGCCGTCGAGACGGTGGAAATTACGCGGGTGCCTTCGTTGATTTCGAGGACACGCACGCCGTGGTGATAATCACCCATAGCATTACTCCGTTTGTGGTTGGTAACAACAGAATGCCTTTCGTGACGGAGGGGCGCATCTCATTGGGTATGTATGAGAACTGGTACAACAGCAGGAAAATCAAGATAAAAAAACGCCCCGGGCGGGGCGTTGAGTGTGTAGTTATTGCGGTGGCTGTGGCCAGTCGATGTCTGGGGCATCTTCTGGTTTTATCCGACTGAGCTGCACGGAGTATTTCTCCCAGGCAATAAGTTTTGTTTTTTCATTCTGGGTCGCTTCATCGTATTTAACAGCACGTGATAATGGGGCAATAACAGCCTCTGCTTTTTCAGCTTGCAGGTGCTTTCTGGTTATAGCCATCATTATTAACTGCTCCTGAGTGGGCTGAGGCGCCTCGACCCAAGCGGGGAAGCCCGATTTATCGGCTCCCCTAATCTTGCCTTCAGGTGGCGACAATACGAACGTGTTATAGACTTCATTATCTATGCTTACCAAATCGTCAGGTAAGGTGCCTGCTTTGCGGTAATCATCCAACATTTCTGCAGGGTAGAAGCTGCTTGTTGTAGAACTGAATTTATATGTAGTCATCATTAGTATCCTACTGCCATCCAATAGACGTCGCGCTCGGCGGCTCCATGGAACCAGGTAAAAGCATCTCGTGCTCCGCTTAAATCACTCACTTGTGGGTTCCAGGTAGTTTGATACCCTTGTGCAAAGTTCTTGATAGTGACTGAAACATGCAGCAGGCGATTAGGAACGGAGATATTTAAAGCGATCCGATAGGCTTCTCCATTATTAGTATTATTACCGATTGCGTGCCCACCTTGAAAATAGATACCTGTGCGGTGATCTTTGTACCACCAGTTGTCGCCGTTAACTGAGAGTTGACCACTTTCACGTATCCGATCGTTGATCCAGTTGTTCAGATAACCTCCCCAAACGGGGCCGCCAATATTGCCATCAGTCTGGAATGTAGTGCCACCAACATACAAATTAGCGCCTAAGTGACTTTCTCCTGCGACATATAATGTGTGAGCAATATAAGCATCTACGCCAACCGAAAAGTTTTCATTAGCTCGAACGGTCTTGGCTCCCAAGGTTAATTGACCCTGTTTTTCATTGATAATGCGAACGTCATAATCCGTATTAGCATTGGCGTAATGGAAATCTATATAAGGGGATGTTCCGAACAGTTCGACACCGGCTTTAGCTGTCAGTTGGCCTGAAATAACCGAGTTACCATTCACCGATAATGACGGAGTGGTCAGCCCAGATTTTGTTTCGATGGCGCCATTTACTGTCAAACCACCGGTTATGGTATCGCCGCTCTGTTTGACAAACTTGCCGTCGGCCTCGGCCTTGCTGTAGGCCCCAACATCTGCTGCTGTAGGTTTATAGGCTGTGGTATAAATTCGGTACCACGACAGCGGTTTCTCCGGAACGGTAGAAATACCGATATAGGCAGCCGCGCTGTTTTGTATAGCCAAATAACCGCTGGAAGGTCCTCCATCGCAAGGGAGATTGAGAACACCATAGGTGCCTGATCCAGGAGCATTTTTTGATAAGTTATTCACCCGATAAATTTCACCAAGGTTACTATAGGCATCGGCATGATGCTTTATACCTGCACCGAAACCGAATGCGCCGACCTCCATCAAATTTGTAGCTTCAGTCCCCACATTTCTTGTTGCCGCATTACCCAGTGCGAGATTGCCACGCGCGACGGCCTTGTTGGTCAGATCCGAAAGGTTATTGGTTTTTTTGAGGCTTGCATCATTAACCGCCTTCACTGCTTTTGGCGTCGCCGCCAGGACTTCGCTGTTGCTGTTGCTGTCGCTGCTCAATTGGGTAAACCCTTTGGCCAACAGGGTGGCATCAGGGTGGTTACGTGAACGGGCATGCTCGGCGATAGCCGCATCCAGCGTATCGCGGGAAACCAGCACGGCGGTTTTGTCCGCCACGATCACTGCGCTGGCATCACCTTTGACCAATAGGACCATGCGCACTACCTGAGTACGACCGGCACCTTCAGCCAGTAATGGCTTGTAAGTGTCTGGAGTATTGGCCACGGCCACCAGTACGCCATTTTTATCGTACAGCCCCAGTTCGCGGATCCACCAGCCGCCGGTATCTTCCGGGATCACCTGCTCGGCGATCACCTGGTTGCTGCTGTTGGCGTTAACCTGCAGGGAATTGAGCGCAGCGCGTCGCTTCTCGTTAACCAGTTTGGTTTGGTTTTCGCTGGGCAAAGTGGCTGAGCCACCGCCGTCGCCGACGGCCATCTGGGTGATCTCCAGCTTCTGGCCGGTTGCCGCGGCGTTAGCCAGCAGCGCTTTGCCCTGATCGGTGAGCAGGGCGCGGTATTTTGCTGTCATGTCGTTGCTCTCTTCTGTTTGTCGGCCGGATAGTTGAGGCCGCTCTTGTACATCACATACAGGCTCAATCCGCGCAGGATTTCACCCGACCAAAAACCGAAGAACATCCCGTTATCCGTGCCGGGACGCGGTGCCGGCGACCAGGCGCCATCCATCACATCCCCACTGGTGAGATAATTCTTCTGTAACTCCGTAACGCATTGTTCAATAAAGTGTTCTGTTCCAATGACCTCGCTACCGGCCATTTTTGCCATCACGGCTCCGGCCAACCAAAGGCCACACATATGGCCAGTAAAGTCATGTTTGTCGGGTTGTGGGATGTCGGCCATCGGGAAATCGGTCGGTGTGATACCGCCAGAATCCTGAGTAAAACCAATCAGCCAGCTCAACCAGTTTTCGACATAGCTGACCAATTTGGCCGGCGGTGTTTTACCCGCCAGTTTCAGCTCATGCCAGGCGCGTGCAGCGCCAAAGAAAGCTCGTGGCTGATAACCGGACCAGGCAGTCCCATCGCCCCAGTGATACATGGTCCAGCTGTCCGCGTTGCCGTAGCTCAGGTTGTCCCAGCGATTCCAGATATAAGCGGAAGCGCCGGGCCCCAATACGCCAAACTGCTGCTGGTACCATTGCTGTGACTGCCACAGAAACTCGGTCATGTTGTTCAGCATCAGGCCGTCGGCATCGGCATCGGCATGCACGAAAATGAAGGGGTACTGGTAGCCTGGATAAGGCATGCCGTGCCAGCCGTCGAACTGTTGGCTGTCTGCCTGATAGATGTTGGAAAAGGGGATCACGCCGGGGGTGCAGAACAGACTGTCCTGACGGTGGCCCAACAGGGTGCAATCTCCTAAAAGCGCGGTATAGGGATTTTCCGCCTGTAGCGTGACGCGGTATCTGATGGTGTAACCATCGTCGGCGCTGAAGGTCGGCGGAATATCATTCAGTACGTAGTAACTGAAGTTGGCGTCCGCTACGTTGCCGTCTTGCAGGATAGTGACCTGGTCAACCGTACTGAAATTAGGATGGGCAGGTTTCTCATCAGTATCCTGATGGTCCGGTTGATAACCGCTTAGCACCGCGCTTGCAGGGTCAAAGGTCGCCAGCCTCCATTGGCCACCGGTGGCAGGCAGCATCCAGTACCAGCGCCATTTGTCGTCGTCCTCTAGCCGCAGGTTGAAGTCGGCATCGGCGCGATAAACCAATTGGTTAACAGGAAAGCGTTCTTCGGCCGTCAGCCAGGCCCCGATCACCATTCCGGCGTCATCGTTAGGGTAGTGCGCGTTGATTACCGTTGCGCTGCGCCGATCGTAAACTTGCTCCTCAAACAGGCTGCTGATCGCGCAACCGCCGTAATTGGTCACGGCACGCAGGTCGGCCAGCAGATAATCGCTGCCATCTTTGCGGGTCAATGCCGCCAGGCTGGTGAGTGGGATATCGTAAGTTTTTACCTGGTTTTGGGTAGACTGCGGCAGGCCTATGCCCCAGGCAGTGGCTTGTGCCGCATCTTTTTCTGGTGCGATAGCAAGCTGTAATTTGCAGTAAATCGGCTGATTTTTGTCATCAACGCCGCCGAAACTGGTGCGTACTTTCGATTGGTTGTTGATGCGGAACCACACCGCCTGCTGCTCCAGCGACTGTTGCGACGCCACTTCTTTGCGCAGGCTGATCATGCCTTCGGCGTTGCGTGCATAGCTGACTGGCGCATCGGCAGGATATGACCAGTCGTAGGAGATGCCGTCGGTGAAGGGAGTATTGGCATGCAAGCTCTGGCGGAAGAACTTATCCTGCGCGTCAATATCGGTGTATTCCATTGCGGTGAATTCAACGCTTTTCCAGGCATTGAAATAGCGCTGCTCGCCGGTGATTTTGTACAGCAGCTGACAGGCATCGGCGAACCATAGCTCGGCGTCTGCCGCATTGCCCATGGCATTGTGCGGGACGGGAACATGCAGCGGACGATTGTGCTGAACCTGATTACGTTCAATCATGATGCCGCCGTGCTCGACGGGCTGACGATTGGCGAAGTTCAGCTTATGACTGCCGTTGAGCGTGTCATCTTTCAGTTGAACGATACCAAACTGCGCAGCGGGCAGACCCTGGGCCAGAATGTCACCGTCGGCGCTAATTTGATAACCCTGCCAGTTAATGATCCACGCGACATCGTAACGCTTGCCGTCACTGCTCCAGTCCACGTTGCCGGCGGCGTCAACCGCACGCACCTGCGCATTGATGGCATCCCAGGCCAGGGTGCCGTCAAAGGCGAAAGTAGCGATATCCAGATATTCTCCCCAGTAAGGCGCGCCCTGCGGGATCTGCGTTTTGCCTTTAATAAAGGTCATGGGGACGCCTTTGAAACCGCTGTGCGTCGGATCTTTACTGTCTACCGGCCAGTTGGCAGGTACCGGCTCCTTGGCATTGACGATCCAGTTGGCTACCCAACGCTGAGGGGTTTCCGGGATGGGGGCACCGTCGTAAAAATGAATCACATAAGCATCGAAACAGGCAATGGCCTGATCCAGATATTTCTGTTGTTGGGTGGCCAGGTAGGCATGGGCATAACCGAGAATTTGCAACGCCTGCCCCTCGGTGGTGGCGTCATTGGGCAATCCCGCCATGCGGGAAAGTTCTCGTTCATGGCGTGAGTCGGCCAGAACATGTTCTGCGTTGAGAACAAAATGTTGTTGGGTCGAATCCAGGGTGGTACCGGTATTACGTTGTAAAAACTGATAGTGGCCCTCCAGCATCTGGCGGGCGAACTCGACATAATCCGGATATACCGTGGTTATTTCGGCGTCGTAATGGCCACCGGCCACCTCGATATTGCCTGAGGCCTCCAGGTTCAGCGCAAGACCGGTCAAGTGGCGGCTGACCGGCTTGGCGTCGGCGATCATCCGTTCCATTTCCAGGTACATTTCTTCGGTGATGCCATTTTCCAGCACGCCGATATCCAGTGAAAAGGTGCCGGGTTCCGCGTTGGTTTCCCACCATTCACGCAGTTTGATCAGATAGCCCAACGGCTCTACCACGCGGCGGATGGCGCCAATAGTGCCTTTATGGCGATGCACGAAGAAGGCAGAGGAGACGACGTTGCGTTTGGTTTCTTCCGTCCAACCCTCATCCCAGTGATCGACCGAAAACGCCCAGGCCAGATATGGCAGCAGGTTGACCGGGCAGGTGGCCGGGTTCCATAATTCCCGCAGCGGTACCGGCATCGTGGCCAGCTTGGCGCAGGCGGCGGCCGCAGCGACCTCCAGAGGTGAAGAGCCTACCGGCAACAGGCGGTTACTCATCGGAGCCTCCTACCGTCAGAAGATAGCTGGCACAGTACGACGCCTGGGTTTTATCCAGCACAATATCGGCTTGCGGGCTTTTCAGTTCCACCCGTTGCACCCCTTCGGCATGCAGAGCGGCATAAATCGCCGACAGACGAATATCACGGCCCAGGCGGTGTTGCGCGCTGATATAGCTTTTCAGCTTGGCTTCGGCAGCGCGGCGGATCGGTTCGGCTTCCGGACCAGGGTAGAGATAGAGCAGCGCATCGATATTGTAATTGACGATAGTGGCGGAGCGGACGGTGACCCGATCCGCCACCGGGCGCACGTCTTCATCGTTCAGCGCTTTATCGACAATAGCCACCAGCTCGGCGCTGGCGGTACCATCACCCTCCCGTGAGAGTACCGAAATCAGTACGTTGGCCGGGCTGGGGCTGGTGGCAGAAACATCGGCTACCCGGCCATCGGCGGAACGGCCGTGGTATTCGTAGGAACCGCTGGAGCCAGCAACGCTCAGTCCTTCGAATGCCTGCTGGATGCGCACACGGAAATCGCTGTCGGACTCCATAATCGCCGACACCGGAGGAATGACCCTATTGTCAGGCTGCTGGACCACCAGGCGTTCAACCTGGAAGTTACCGCCAAGCTGATCGAGATCGCTGCCGCCGGCATAGCCGAGCATCACCGCCTGAGCGGCCTCATTGATGCGCTGGCGCAGGATCAGTTCGCGGTATGCGTTTTCCTGCAGCAGTTTGACGATCGGTTCCGACTCCAGCGTCAGTGTGCGTGCAATGGCTTCACGCTGTTCTTCCGGGTAAAGGGAAATCAGCGTGGCCTTGCGATCGGCCAGCAGCGACTCGTAGTCGAGGGGATCCACCACCGTGGGGGCGGGTAATAAGCTCAGGTCAATGGTTGCCATGGTGTCAGCTCACAGAAACAGAAAGAGAAAAGGTATCCGGCGTATCGGTACGGTTGCCGGTAATGTCGACCACCATTTTTCCGTCGATGGTGGTGTTAAAGGTGATGCCGCTAAGTTGAATGCGCGGCTCCCACTGCAGCAGCGCGCTGTAGCAGGCGGCCATAATCTGCAGCCGCAGCACGTCGTTTTGCGGCTGATCCAGCAGTTCGGACAGCAGCGAACCGTAATTGCGGCGCATAATACGTGAGCCGATCGGAGTGATTAAAATGTCGCTAACCGACTGGCGGATATGGTCAAGATCGGTGATCGTGCGACCGGAGCCGCGGTTCATGCCGAGATATTTCGCGTTATTCATGCTGGTTTATCCGTTTGGCCTCCGCCGTTTTGCACGCCGCCGTGGGTGTGGGTATGTACCACCACGCCGTTAGAACTGATGCTGCCGCCGGAGTGGTTGAGATCGCCGGTCATCGAGCCGCCCTGACGGATGGCGATGGTGCCGGTGGTTAATAGCTGGGTGCATTCCACTTCGGGGGCATCCAGCGTGATCTTGCTCGTTGCACGACAGGTGATGGCCGGTGCAGTGACGCTCACCTGCTCTGTGGCTTCAATGGTGGCGCTTTTGATACCCGTGACTTTCAGTGCCCCCTCTGCCGGTTCGTATTCGATCACCGCGCCGTCAGGGAAGGTGATGTGTGCCGCCTGAGCCGAGGTTGACGGCGCGGGATGGGCATCGGAAAAAATGCCGGGTAGCACGAAGGCGGTGTCGAGCTCGCCTCCCAGCGACAGCACCAGTACCTGTTCACCTACGCTGGGTGCCCACCAGCAGCGGGCGTCACCGGCTCGGCCGGTTAGCCAGTTAAGCCAGTCGGTGAGGTTGCCACCGGTGGCAACGCGACAGCGCCCGCGTTCGAGGTCGAGCTCGCTGATGGTGCCGATGCGTATCAGGTTGCGCACCAGGCGCTGAATATCGAAGTTGTCTGTGTTCATCTGTTAAGAATGCCGCCGTGTAAGGGGAGCGACAACGCGGCGGCGTTTAGCTGACGCCAGCACAACAGAAGCCGTCCCTCGGGTCAGTTTATGGCTGCTGAAATTGGCTGATCAGTTCGCCGTGCAGGTAAACGCGGGTGAAGCGAATAACGTTCTCCGGCTCCGGCGGCTCGGCCAGAGGGGTGATATGCAGTGCACCCTCGCGCTGTTCCACCTGGATGCGCTCGGTCAATTGCAACTGAAGATCAAGCTGGCCGGCGGCGCTGGCGTCGCGTTTAAAGGCAAAACCGCTTTTACGTTTATCCGGGTTGGCGAGAATGTCGGGCTGGTGACTGCGTAACCAGGCCAAGACAGTGACCATCACCAGGTCTTCTTCGGCTGCCTGGTCGCTCAGTGTCAGATTGAGCTGGTATTGGTATTCGAATGACAGCGAAGGGCCTAATGTCGAGACCACGCGGCCATTATCCAGGCTGATGTGTAACTTATCGGGGTGCGTCTGCAGGTCTGGCAGAGCGGTGGTCAGCGCAGTACGCAACTGCTCGGGTTTTAACATGATGTCTCTCCTTGAGTGGTTGAAGCGAAGCCGCCACGATCAGCGCTGGACACCTTGCAGGCACAGCGCACGTTCGGCAGTGCGACGGCGTTCCAGCCCCTGGCTTTTAACGCCGTTGACATAGATCCAGCGCGGTAGCTGGTCGCAAGCTGCCTGCCATTGTTGGCGTTTGATAAAGGTGGCCAATGTGGAATTGCAGGCGGCGCTGACGCCAACGTTGAAGGCAAAGGCGCTGACTGCGTCGTAAACCGGCTGAGGCATCTCTACCGCCATGCAGCGGGCTATCCCCCTTTCGACGGTGCGGACATCCTCGATCAGATTGGCCGCTGCCTGACGTTCGTTGATGACGGAGCCGGATTTCACTCCAGCGGTATGGCCGATACCGTTGGTCCAGACTCCGGCACTGCACTGATAGGGGGAGAGCCGGCAGCCTTCGAAATCGGCAATCAGGCGCAATCCCTGCTCAGAGGTGTGCAGGCTATTGAACTGCGGCAGCAGGGTGGCGAGGGCCAGAATAGCCGCCACACTGCAGCGTTTAGCGAGTGAGCTCATCGTAGACTCCGCGTTTCAAACCGTTTTTTTTTAACGATTTCAACAGCTGGTAACTTTTACGTCGGTAGTACCAATTCACTGCGAAAGTACCGACACCGACCGCAGCGCCGACCAAGAGGGCAATATCCTGTGTGGAATGTCGCCCCATCCAGGCCAGGCAGGCCGCCGTGAGGTAGGCAAGCGTTGAGGTGAGTTTCTCCATCGCTTAGTCCCACAGTTTGACGGTTTCTCGTTGAGCGGCCGCCGGCAGATCCGGCAGTTCGACCGGATGACCGTGGGGGAGTAGCGGGCCTGCGTCGGCCAGATCGCGATTAGCGAGATAGACCTGCTCCACCAGACGCTGAGTGCTGCCGTAATAGCGCCAGCAAATCGCGTCGATGGTGTCGCCTTGTTGTGCATAAATTTTCATCATTACGCTCCTGCGTGGGGGAAAATGCGGTAGGCGCGGTGGCCCTGGATATACGCCAGTTTCCCGTAGCAGGCAGACGTCGGCAACGCGATGGGGTTGTGGATGGGCTGGCACAACCGAAGGGAGAAAATGCCGAACGCAGAAACGAAAACACCCGCCGGCGGCGGGTGTTGGAAAGGGGGGGAGCGTAAGCAGGGACTGGTTTAACGAGAGTCTTGTCCGTCGGCCGGGTAAAATATTTCTTGATAATCATTGTCTGGCAGCACCTGACCGGCCAGATCCGAAATCAGCGACATGGCGATCAGAAATTCGGCGGCATTGCACTGCGCAGCCTGCGAAACATCGGCGATGAACTGGATGCGGGACAGTGTTAGCTGTTGTTTATCCATAATTTCCAC